AGTATGTCCGATGCCATGGACGGAGTTGTCGCTTTAGGTTGGGAAATTGGTGAATATGACGAAAATAATAGATTGGTTTTCCGTTTTGGACAAGAAGAAGATTCAGTTAAAGATAAATTATACGAGAAAGATTTAATTCTCGAATTTGAAAAAAGTGTTGTGTATGAAAACTAAAGATAAAATTATTCAATTAGTTGAATTAGGGTTATCACCCGAAACAATTTATAAGTTAAACGAAAATCAAATTGATGTTTTACTCAAGAAAATTTTTTTAACTGAACAGGGTGCTGTTATGATTTCTGCCGATAAAGCATCAAGTGACCCTCAAAAATTAAAAGACTTGACCTCAAGAGGAATTAATGTTCGAATTGAAGGTGAAGTTGCTGAGGATAATGTTGATGTCATGGGTTCAGCAATGGCTGGCGCAACAACACAATCCCCACACCAAATAATGTCTCCAGATGGCATGGGTGATGATAGCGACGCACAGATTGACAAATATGAAGATATGACTGAAGCTGAGAATAATGATGAAAACAATCCTTGGGCTATTTGTCATTCTCAGCTTGGACCCAAAAAAACCGCTAAATTTGAACGTTGTGTTAAAGCTGTTAAAAAAAGTTTAAAAGAAGGAACTTCACCTATGGATTTTTTCTTTGAGGAAAAAATTGTATCTTTGGTCGAGAATTATTTAGAACCCAAGATGACAAAAGAAGAATTTCTGGAAACCGTTGCCGAACAAGGCGTCATACGTCGTTCCGTTTACAAACCCAAATCAAAAAAAGGAAAATCTCCAAGAATGAGTAGACCAATTGCTGATTTAGGGATGTTGCAGTCAATGAAAGAAGCTGATACTGAAACAAAACCAGCAAAACCTACAACAAAACCTGACACCAAACCAACTATTAGACCTGCCCACCCTGGTAAAAAACCTTTCGAGGGTCCAAATCCAGGCCCTAAAGCCTCAAAAAAAGAAATTGAACAAGCTAAAAATGACGTATTGAAATTAATTCAAGGAATTCTTCGTGATGGCAAAAAATAGGAAAATACAAGAACAGATTGATTATGGGGATTATCCTGAAAGGATGGACCCTAGTTTAGAGCGAAAACTACGTGACCCAGAAAGTCCATTTGCTAAAAACCCCGCTTTTCCAGGTGGGTTAGAGGAAATTCAAAGACTTGCAACCAAGCGTTTTAAACAGGTTGTTGATAAGGTACGGGAAGTAACCGGAAGACAGTCTATTAATTCTCCAATGGTCGCTAAAATGCTAATTTCTGAAGTGTATCAGAAAATTCCTCAAATAATGTTCATTGAGTCTCGTCACAAAGATGCTTTAGAAAATTTATCAATTGAAGCTTCAATTGACGAAGCTCAAATTCCTAAAGATTGGTTTGTAATTGAATCCTATTTAAATCGAGAGCCCATTGACGTTAGTAACTTTAAACTTGAAGCTGAAAAACTTCAAGAGGAAAATGAAGAGGAAGCAAAAGAGTTAATGATACAAGCCGGTTTTGATATTGATGAACTCACACCCAAAGAAAAATTAGAGTTAGAAAAAGACAAACGCAATATTATAAATGCAATTATCCAAGGCACAGCAAAAAAAGGGCACTTTCTTTTCCAAAAACCTGAAGTAAAAGCAAAACTAGACGCCATTGACCCCAGATTATATCAAATGTACCTTGAGATAATGTCGCTTAATGATTTTATGTATTTTACCATGAATGACCTCGTTGAGATGATGTCATCAACGGGTCAAGGTGTTGCTGCTATGGTAGAATTAGGTGATGCTGATGGTGAAGATGGTGGTGAAAATGAAGGAGGTGAAGAGGCTGCCGACACTGTCATTCGTGCCTACGGTATTATGTTTCCAATGCTTTGCCACGAAATTATCAAAGGTATTGAAGAAGCTAAAGGTCGATACGGTCTACCTGAAGACCCAGATTTAAGAGATAAGGTTATGGGTCAAACCGATACTCTCCCGATGGAAGCATGGTCTCTTAGATTGGGCCCCCAAATTGTTGAAAAAATTCGTTTTGCTTTGCCAGACGAGATGTATGATGATGAAAACAAAGGTCTAATCAACTGGTTCCAAATGGAACTTTATAAACTCCCTGCTGAGCAATTCCTAGAAATAATTGGTAATGCAATCTCCGATGACTCAGACAAAAATTCTAAAGCAACTGGTCAGTTTAATGAATTGATTGTAATTGCTAAAAAGAATAAGGAAGAATATGATAGTTTTGAATCCAGTGAAGATTCTGAAGATGAAGAACTAGATTTCTTAGCGGGTATGGGGATTTCCCGTCCTGACTAAGATTTTATGACAAAAGAACAAGTAATCATTGAGTATAAAAAGTGCATGAAAAGCACTCCTTATGCTTTAAAAACATATTTACAAACATATGACAATACCGTATCTAGGTATGTCCCTCTAGAACTTTTTCAAGACCAAGTTCAATTGGTTGAAGATTACGAGCAATATAATGAAAATATTGCTTTAAAGTATCGTCAGGCGGGAGTCTCTACTGTAACTGCTGCCTGGGCCAGTAAAAGATTGGCTTTTGCTAGAAAAGAAAAACCAGAAAAAGTTCTCATTATTGCCAACAAACTTGACACTTCAGTTGAGTTTGCCAATAAAATTAGAAGTTTTACTGAACAATGGCCTGCATGGGTAGGGATTGGTTTTTCTCCCGAAAAAAATTCTGCACGACATTTTAAACTTTCTAATGGTTGCGAGGTAAAAGCTGTTGCAACTTCCAAAGACGCACTTAGAGGGTACACACCAACCACCCTTATTTTTGACGAAGCAGCTTTTATTGAAGCCGATAGCGATTTCTGGGCGGCATGTATGGCATCACTTTCTACTGGGGGTAAAGTAATTGTCATTTCAACACCAAACGGTTATGACGCAATTTATTACGAAATTTACGACCAGGCTTTACGTAATATGAACGATTTCAAAATTACCGAGATGTATTGGTATAGAGACCCTCGTTATACGAAAGATTTATACATGGTTAAAACCAATGATATAGTTCATTATTTTCTCAATAAAGAAGAATATGCCGAAGATGTAATTATAGATTTATCCGAAGAAAATAGAAAAGAAAGACAATTAATTACTTTACACCAATATATCGAGGACGGGTACAAACCTTGTTCATCATGGTTTGAAAGTATGGTAAAAAAGTTAAAGTATGACCGAAGAAAAGTAGAGTATGGTAAAAAAGTTAAAGTATGACCGAAGAAAAGTAGCCCAGGAATTGGAATGTAATTTCTTGGGTTCTGGTGATAATGTTTTTGACGCACAAATACTACAGAAAATTGTTAAAAATGATGTTAAAGAACCTGAAGCAAAATTAGTTGGTGGTCAACTTTGGATTTGGAAAGAACCAGAAAATGGACACAAATACGTTATGGGTGTTGATGTATCACGAGGAGATTCCGAGGATTTTTCATGTATAGAAATTATTGATTTTGACACTAAGGAACAAGTATTGGAATTTGTTGGTAAATTACCCCCCGACACATTAGCAGAAATTGCTTATAAATGGGGTTTAATGTATAGTGCTTTGTGTGTTATTGACCTAACGGGTGGTATGGGTGTAGCAACCGCTAGAAAACTCCAGGAATTAGGATATGAAAATTTCTACTATGATGGTGTTGATATGAGTAACAAATGGAAATATGACCCAAAAATTAAAGAAAAAATTCCTGGAATTAATTTCAATAATAAAAGAGTTCAAATTATTGCGTCTCTTGAGGAGGCTGTTCGCCATGATTTTAAAATCCGGTCAAACCGATTAATTAACGAAATGGGTACCTTTGTTTACATCAATGGAAGACCTGACCACCAGAGGGGTCACCATGATGATTGTATAATGGCAATTTCAATCGCTCTGTATGTTGCCGAAGCTGCTTTCCCCTCATTGGTTAAAGTAGTGAATCATACAAAAGCCATGCTCAATTCATGGAGTACGGTAGTTAATGAAAATAAAGAAAAATCAGAATTTTTCAATCCCTCGGTTCCTCAATTTTCTCAACCAGGAATGTTTAACCAAAAAAATTACTCAGCTTCAAGGGCTGATTATGAAAAATATGGTTGGTTATTTGGCAGGTAAAACTATTTATATTAAACTCAGATAGTTTAAGTTTAGGACAATGGAAAATAGAAATTTTACGGTTTGGCAAAGATTAAGTAGGGCTTTGGGTCCTGATGCTTTGATGAATCAAGATTTTCCTGTCTATAAGTTAGATAAGAAAGAACTTCTTAGAACAACTGATAAGGCAGAATATGAAAGAGAAAAACTTCAAGCCAAACAATCATTTTATTTAGCCAATCAGTTTGCTAAGGTTGAAAATAACCTTTACACCCAAGCAATCTATTATGAGCCAAACAGATTAGCGTCCTACTACGATTACGAATCTATGGAGTACACTCCGGAAATTTCTGCTGCATTGGACATTTATGCTGAGGAATCTACCACACCCAATGAGGATGGTTTAATTCTTCAGGTTTATTCAGAGTCAAAAAGAATTAAATCTGTATTAACTGATTTATTTAATAATGCACTAGACATCAATACCAACCTGGCAATGTGGACAAGAAACACATGCAAATATGGTGACAATTTTGTTTACATGAGATTAGACCCTGAAAAAGGTGTTATAGGTTGCCAGCAGTTACCAAACATTGAAGTTGAAAGATTCGAACAAGGATTAGCCACGAGAAATGCATCAGTTGGTGTTTCTCAAAATACCGAGGACAAAGGGTTAAAATTCACTTGGAAAGCACAAGCCATGGAATTTCAACCATGGGAGATTGCACACTTTAGACTTTTAGGTGATGATAGAAAACTTCCCTATGGTACCTCAATGCTTGAGAAGTCAAGAAGAATTTGGAAACAACTTCTTTTATCGGAGGATGCAATGTTGATTTATCGTACCTCACGTGCTCCGGAGAGAAGAATATTTAAAGTTTATGTTGGAAACATGGCCGATGATGACGTTGAAGCTTATGTACAACGTGTCGCTAACAAGTTTAAAAGAGAACAAATTGTTGATGCTAAAAGTGGTAATGTTGATATGCGTTTTAATCAAATGGCTGTTGACCAAGATTACTTTATTCCCGTGCGTGACCCAGCACAACCAAGTCCTATTGACACGCTTCCTGGAGCAACAAACCTATCAGAGATTGCCGATATTGAATATATCCAGAAAAAACTTGTAACAGCTCTTCGTATTCCAAAAGCATTCCTTGGATTTGAAGAAGTTGTTGGTGATGGTAAAAGCCTTGCCTTGCAAGATATTCGTTTTGCCCGTACTATCAATAGAATTCAAAAATC